ATCATCATCGACTTTCCAGAAGCCGTGGGAGAGATGAGTAACTTTCGATTAAATCTCAATGCATCATGAACACCTTCAATCTGGTATGGTCTTGGTTCATACCTTGTGATGGTTTTCATATAATCACCAACACCTTCAAGAGAAACCATCTCGTTCTCTTCGAAAGGTGTTCCGTAAAACTTATTATCTACAAACTGATATTCGTATTCGTATCTTCGACAGAAGGCTACAAGTTTGTCAAGAAGACCGACGTAGATCTCACCAGTTTGTGTGTTGAATAATCTTATCTTACCGTCCCAATACTTGTTTCGATACTGGGGCATGAACTTAGCCCCAGGGACATCGAAAGTGAACTCATCACTGAGTTCGTAGTAAACATGAGGTTCTGCCTCAACTCTCAGGTATACTTCATTTTTCTTAGAAATTGTCAATAATGACATCACATATGTTCATTCTGTGATATTTAGTCGGCGAGACCAATACCACTTATTCCAAATTTTCTTCCTCTAAATGGTTTGAAGTTTAAACCTGCTGGACTTTCTGGTGTCGTTCTTATGCCTTGAAGACTTCCTCCACCACCACTACCACGCCATTGTCGGTTGAGATTTTGTCTATCCATTTGTGTTTGTAGTGTTCTTCTCTGAGCTCCAAGTCTATTGTTCGCAGCAGATCTTGATTGACTTCTTTTTGCCCTTACACTTTCTGGTTCATCGTCAACTTTTTTCATCGCATCAAGTCTCGCTTTGGCAGAAACACCTCTCACTAAATTATTGATTGGATCGCCAACACCAATTGAACTATTAAACTTCTGTCTACCGACATTCATTCTAGCGTTGGTCATTTTTTTAGACCAACTTCTAGTTCTAGTTGGAAAACCTTCATCATCATAAGGTTGATCCGATGTGCGAAGAGGAACATATCCTTCACACATATCAACAAATTCTTTAAAAGTTTTCATGGAACTTTTTATTTTTATTTATTAATCATATCCACGAATAAACTTCTGCCACTCAATAGCATTCTTGATCTGGAACGTCCTATTCTGGATCGTCTTGATAATATTCTCCAAGAAGTCAATCATCGTGTCGTAATACTCAATCTTGAGTTCGGCTTCAGTCAGTTTTTCGTCTGCATCCAGATATCTCTGTAATGCATCTTTTTCTCTTACCTTGTATGGGAAAGGATCGTCGATATAAACTTCTGGTTCAGCCTTTCCTGAATAATAAAGATGACGTTCGTGGAGAATACTTTGATACCTCTTCTTGGCTCTTGCCCGAAGAAGTCTTAGATCATTGAATAACTGATAGTATTTAGAGTGTAACGAAGGCACCACCAAAGAGGCGGTGTGCAATTCATCAGGATCAATCTGGGAATCTTTTTCCCACATCTCCTGAATTGTCTCAAGGTTCATACTTCAACAAAGTTTTTATCAAGGAGTTTGAAGATCTTGTACTTAAATGTTACTGACGCGGTAAAGTAACTAATATCAGTTTGGGTTGCATCAAAGTCAAGAGAGCTCAATGCGACAGGAAAGAGCCCTTCTAGTTTAACATATGCCTGACCTCTCAGGTTACTGTTAAGGATTTCTAACGTACCATCGGAAAATTCTGCATGAGGATTTTCTCTATCGTTTACTGCAGGATAATAATCATCATCCTGTCGCATTTCAATAAATTGTCTTTGGCTATCTGGATAACCAAGTCCAATCATCCACTTATAAATTTGACTATAATTTTCTAAGTTCTCATCAACAATAAAGTTGACACGAAAATCATCATAGACCAACTTGTCACCAGGAAGATCAATGTCTTTCAGGTAGGTTGGTTGCAATGCAGTTCCAAGAGTGATACCTGGTAAATTGGCACCTACAGCCAGGAAGTCAACCTTGGGACATTTATTGATTTTTAATTTAAATCCAACAGGTGACAGAAAGTTTCTGTTTGATACCTGTTCTAAACAGGGATTTACAGCCATGGGCTTTTCTTTGTATTTAGGCTAAAAGAGGGGGTCGAAACCCCCTCTTCGCACTTCCTTCACACACGATTATTTAGACTACTTCTTCTTACCTCCATTCTTAGCCTTTTTGGCAGTTGCGTTGCCTTGGTTCTGTTTAGACTGACCTTTCTTACCCTTATTTGCGGACTTGGCCATTGGAGGATGCAAAGAGAACATTATATTTAGACAAAAAAAGACCCCCTTTCGGGGGTCGGTGTTCTCCAGAAGGAGTATCGATCACATCAAGTTAGTGACCTTGACTCTTCTGTAGTAACGGTTGGCGTTCTGGGTGAGAGCGCCAAGACCCTGGTTGATACCCTCTGCGAATGGGTTAGCAACCATACCGTAACGGGTCTTAAAGCCGATCTTAGGCTGGAAGCTGTTCTCACCAACGGCACGAACCATTTGGAGAGGAACATATGGGCAGTAGAAGAGACCAGCGTCATAAGGTGAAGAACCCTTATAACCAACAACGTAGTAGTGGTTGGCTTCAGCACCACCAGAGGCGGCATAAGGATCGATGTAGACGCGGTACTTACCATTGATTGTACCAGCAAATGTGTTGCCAGTGTCATCAACGTTCAGGTTAGCGTTCAGGGCAGGGGTGTAATCAAGTACACCAGCCATGGTCAGGGCAGAAGCAACGTCAGCGGAGGTGACGATGATGTTACCCTTTCCTCTACGAGTTCTTTGTGCGATTGCGTTGGCATCGCGCTCGATTTGGAACAGCAGACCCTTGAACTTCTCAACCGACCAACGACCATTGGAGTCAACGTCCAGGTCGAAAGTACCAGCGGTAGCAACGTTAGCCTGAGCACCAGACTCAGCAACCTTGTAGATGGTACGGACGACTTCGCGGTTGATTTCAGCGAGGATCTCAGTTGACAGGATATTTGCCAACTCAGCCTCAGCATTAAGACCGTGGATAGCCTTGAGGTCTTGGGCGAGTTCCAGTGAGTACTCAGCCTTCAGGGCGCGTGACTTGGCGGTAACGGTGACCTTCTCGATCGAGAATGCCATCTCGCGGAAGGCATTCAGGCCGGTTCCGTCCAGAGCTTCGGCGTCACCTGTAACCATGCCCTGACCTACGTTGTAGAGGGCCTGGGAGGCGTCGGTTGAACCGAGAACAGATGGGTTAGTACCCGACTGACCTGTGGTTGTACCGAAACCAGCGTTGCGTGAGGTGAAACCAGCAGTCAGGTCAAGACCTGCGTCTTGAGCGGAGAAGCCGGAATCGGGCTCGTTATAGAATGCCTCAGCACCACTCTGGTTGGTGTAGCGTGAACGCATTGCAAAGATCAGTCCAGTAGGACCGTTCATTGGTTGAACGCCTGCGATATCATAGGCGATCAGGTTAGGCATTGAACGTCTGATCAGTGAGATCAGAACGGGGTCGAAACCTGCGGTAGGGCCAGCAGCGGCAGCGCCACCACCGAATCCACCACCAGCACCAGCAGCATTACCACTGTTGGTTGGGGTTTCGTACAGGAATTCTCTTTCTTCGCGCAGGAAGCGCTCTTGGTTTTCCAGCAGGCAAGCGGTTACCGCTCTACGATGGGCGTCCTTGATATCACCAAGGCCTTCATGATTCAGAAGAGGGGCCCACTTTTCCTGCAGATGCTCTGATTGGAACATTTGCTGTTTACCTAATGTTAAGTGTTTACGGGTTTGATAATCTTAAATTCACTTCTTAGCGACTTGGTTTAAGATGTTCATGTATGCAGCCATAGAACCTGAATAATCAGGTGCGGCTTCTTCTGTTAACATCTTTTCCGAAGTCTCTTTCTGGACTTTCTGACCGAAGTATGACTCCTTCAGGGTCTCCAGTTTCTCACGATATGAGTCTTCACTTTCAAACTCAACACTCTCGGCGAGTTGGGCGAGCTTCTCTTTTTGGCTCAGGGCAAGACCCTCAGCAACCTCAGATACGATCCCATCGGCAACCGACTCAGCAAGACGGTGATTCAGGGAGACATTTCTTTCGATCTGCTCGTTGAGTTTAGTCTCCATTTCATCAAGTTTGTTTACCATGCTCTCGACAACATCATATTTATCTTCAGGGATTGATACATAATGTGCTTCAAAAAGTTCCTTCATGCCTGAGAGGAAGCTCTCAGTCATTTCGGACTTAAGACCGTGCTCGACGGCCAGTTCATTCTCTTGGAGCCATTCGTCAGCGACGTACTCCAGGTAACCGTCAACGCGCTCTACCAGAGCAGCCTTGACAGATTCGATTTCTTCTACGATACGCTCTTCGTTCTTAGCTTCCATCTCTTCTGCAATTTGTGCAACCTTTGCACTGATTGCAGCTTCGAAGATGGTCTTAGCTT